CATTAAATGGATCAGAGCCAGAATATGCAGGAATAGATGCTGCTATGCCAGACGGCAATGATTTAAACAAGCCTAAGAAGAGCTTCAGTGGTAAACCATATCGCGGTGACAATCCCATGGCAGCAGGAGCCTACGAAAGCAAAGAACAACTACGTGCCAGTATAAGAGAAGAACTGCTTCAAAGATTGGCAGAAGCTAAAGGAGCGAAATAATGTCAGGATTTAAAATTTCAACAGAGTCGCTAAGACCAGAATTTTACCAAGTTGTAATTACACTAACTGGTGGTGCAGGAACATATCCAACTACTGATACAACCACTGGTGGAGCAGTAAGCCCACAAGATCACAGTGGATTTGCAACCAAGCCAACTACATTAGCACTTGGTCGTCGCGTGGCAAGAGGCCATCAACGTTTCTTAGCCATTGTTGAAAATCTACAAAAATACGCTGATGCACAGATTCAAGACGTGCAGTTTACCAGTACTGGTGCAACAGTAGCAGATAATCAAGTACAAACAGTGACTTTCACTGTGAGATATGACCGTGCAGGTGCAGCAGGTGCAAGCACCACAGAGGGCGTATTAGGTGGAACAAGAGCAGAAATTGGAACACCGTTTCAATTTACCGCAACCACAGATGGTACAATTACTGTAGACACAACTGCCAAAGCTCTACGCTATCAAATTGGTCAAGCCATTGGTAGAACCGACTATGTTAAGAGCATGCGTGTGTTTGATGGTACCCAAGGTGCTGAAATCCAAGAATCATTAACTGTTACATTGCCTGACTCACTTGCAGACATCTACAAAGACGTGGCCGTGACGTTGGTCGATGCAGCAGAAACCATCGACAGTTAATCTAGACTAACAAATCAAATAGGCTCTACGGAGCCTATTTTTTTCATTAAATAAACATATGTCAAAATCCTTAGACGGCAATCTAATCAAGAAAGCCCATGCACCGATACGCTATAATCTAGAAGAAGTCAAACACCTAGAAGCCTGCATGGATCCAGTTGGTGGCCCTTTGTACTTTGCCAAAAACTTCATCAAGATACAACACCCCACTAGAGGATCCATACCGTTCGAGCCCTATGGGTTTCAAGAACTGTTGATTGACGCATATCACACAAACAAAGAATGCATAGCCATGCTGCCACGTCAGATGGGCAAGACCACATGTGCAGTAGCATACCTATTATGGTATACCATGTTTATGCCAGACGTTCAGGTATTGATCGCTGCACACAAGTACGAAGGTGCTCGAGACATCATGGATCGGTATAGATATGCCTATGAAAATTTACCCGACTTTATCCGTGCTGGGGTGTATTCTTACAATCGTAACACCATAGAATTTGACAACGGGTCTCGCATACAAGCAACCACCACAACAGAAAACACCGGCCGCGGCAAATCTCTTTCGCTGATCTACTGTGATGAGTTTGCGTTTGTGCAACCGCCAGAAAAAGCCAAAGAGTTCTGGACAGCGTTATCACCAACATTGGCCACAGGTGGTAAAGCTATTATCACATCAACACCCAACAGTGATGAAGATCAGTTTGCCATGATTTGGTTAGAAGCCAACAAACGATTTGACGACTTTGGCAATGAAACTAAATTAGGTGTCAACGGCTTCTTTCCCTTCTTCGCACCGTGGCAAGAACATCCGGACCGAGACGAGGAGTGGGCTAGATTAGAACGTGCCAAGATCGGCGAAGAACGATTCCGTAGAGAGTTTGAATGTGAATTCTTGATCTATGATGAAACTCTAATCAACTCTGTCAAGCTGGTCGAACTTGCAGGATCAGACCCTATGATGAACATGGGGCAAACACGTTGGTACCGAGAAATAAACCCCAGAGCCACATATCTAATAGCTCTAGATCCCAGCTTGGGCACAGGCGGAGACTACGGTGCCATACAGGTCTATGAAATGCCTGAAATGGTGCAGGTAGCAGAGTGGCACCACAACACCACTCCTGTGCAGCAACAGGTTAGGGTCTTGAGAGAAATACTAAAATATATACATGAGCGAGGCGCGGAACGAGGCGGTGCACCTATCATGTATTACAGTGTTGAAAACAATACCATAGGTGAATCTGCCCTGATAGTGATCAACGACATAGGTGAAGAAAACTTTCATGGACTATTTCTCAGTGAACCCATACGCAAAGGACACATACGCAAGTTCCGCAAAGGATTTAACACCACACATAGAAGTAAGATATCTGCTTGCAGCCAACTAAAAAACATGATCGAAAATCACAAAATGACCATACACAGCAAGCCCTTGATATCTGAACTAAAAACCTATGTGGCATCAGGGCTGGGATTCAAAGCCAAGAGCGGAGAACACGATGATTTGGTCAGTTCAACACTGCTGATCATGCGCATGGCAGAAGTGTTGGCAGATTGGGATCCACAGATCTATGACAAAATGACAGAAAAAATCACCGATGAAAGCATGCCTATGCCGATCTTTGTCAGCATGGGTCTTTGATAAATATACTTATGGACGCAACAAACAACATAGCCACCGATTTATTCTACAAAGTACGCAGCCGCTTTGCTGGGTTGAAACTGGGTGCAGAAACCGGTGAAATCACCATTAATCCGGAACAGGCCAGATTCTTTGATTTTGACTACACAGAAGGGCAAACGCCTATAGGACATGTCAGCATCAGCCTTGCAGAACCCAATAGCATAAAAGTGTATTTTTCTAATGGCATCACCGAAGGCATGGATGATGGCCAGAAAACAAATTGGTATGGATTCTTGAAAGAATTGCGTCAATTTGCCAAACGCAGATTACTAAGTTTTGACACTAGAGACATTGCCAAAGACAATCTTGACAAACGAGATTATCAATTCCTTAGTCAAAACGCACAACCTAAACCACAGACAAATATGGTACAAAAACCAGTTGGAGAAAGCAGAATGAGTGAAAACATAATGAGTGAAAGCTCAATGTACGGTAGCAAAACAATGAGCTATCAAAAATTAATGGACACACGCCTGATCATCAAACACAATCAAGCAGTGATGGATGACACCCAGCCAGGTGCTAGAACTAGAAATATCAGTGCCCTGTTTGTTGAAAACCAAGACGGTGAACGATTCAAATATCCCTTTATTCATCTCGCTGGTGCCAGAGCCATGCAGCGACATGTGGCCAACGGTGGTTTGCCCTATGATGAATTAGGTGAAAGCATTACTAAAATGAGTGAAGAGATTGCTCAGCTCAAGAGTTTCGGCAACTACGTGGTACGTAATGATCTAATGAATTCAGATACCAACTCAGTGGTTGAAAGAAGCACAGAGTTTTTAAATCACCTAAGAGAACAGATCAAGGCATTGAGCAAACAAAGTCACTACGAAGCATATAAAGAAAACTTTCAGGCCTTTGACAGCGAAGAAATACCTCAAGATGTAGTTGAAGATTTCAAACAAAAATTCACAGTCAGATCATTCAAAGAAGATATCGCAACTGTGTTTCCGGTCTTGTATAGACTGATGAAAGAAGGAAACACCATAGGCTATGACGACATAGTCGCTATGACACAAGAAGAAATCAACAACGAAGACCTAACGGTTGAAACAGAAGACAATGACCCATTTGCTCAATTTGAAAATTGGGTAATGGAGCTAGGCGAAGAAAGTGCAGTGACCAGCGACGATCCAGAAGCACAGGCAGCTGCCATACAGGGACTGCAAGAACTAGTAGGCCAAGCGTTTCCCGCAGGAGTAGATGGCACCAATGCCATTGAAAGCCTCAAAGACATCATTGAAGATCCAGAACTATTCAAACGAATCAAAGAACAGGCCACAGAAGATCCAGAGGCAGATGTGAGACCATTGGTCAGCGATTGGTTGGAATTTAATGCACCTGAAGCATTAGAACAGTTGGATTTTGGCGACATGGTGATTGACCCGGAAGCAGCCCAAGGAGGTGACCAAACTGCCCCGGAAGCGGAACCAGCACCAGTTGATCCAGCAGCAGCGGCTGCACCTGTAGAAGAACCAGTGCCACAGGAATCCATGCAGACCGACGGTCCAAATAAAAGTGATGTTCCTGCATATCTACGCAAACAGAAAGGCGACGATCCGATGACTTTAAAGGATCTTGAAGATGAAAAAACAAAATCACCAACTAGTTCCGCAGGATTGGCACGTAGAAAAAAAGAATTAGGCATGGGAGAAGCTGATCCTAAAAAAGACGATGATGACGATTCCCCTCCATGGGATACTGATGATGACGAAAAGTCATCATTTAAAAAGCCCAACAATCCAAACCGCACAGGTCGAGATAGTGCTAAAGCATTAGCACAAAAAGGCATGCAATCCAAAATGAATGTGCAAGAACTTGCAGAATTCATTCATAGTTTCTACGACAAAGATTCAGGCACATTCCCTAAAGGCCCAGAAGGTGTTGCTATTATGGTAGGCAAGAAGTTTGGTGAACAGGCTGAACACGTGGCTCGCAAAATGGTCGAGCGTATGGCTCCACAACAGCAAGATCCGCAGATTGCAGAATTGTCTCGTATTAGAGAATTGTCAGGCATTAGCCAAGGCATTAGAATGTAAAGATTTCGTCGCAGTTAGATCGGGCACTTCGGTGCCCTTTCTTTTGGCAAAACAATATCAAAAAATACGCAGATAATTGTTGACCTTGATAAATAAAAAGCGCATAATAAAACATGTGCATAAGGCATATAAACATTTTAGGCATAACACAAGGAGGCATTTAAAATGGCAACATTATCAGAAATCCGTGCGAAACTTCAAGAAGCACAATCAAAGTCCACAGGCCAATCCACTGGCAGTGGAGACAACGCAATTTACCCACATTGGAATATGCAAGAAGGCAAAGAAGCTGTCGTACGTTTCTTACCTGATGGCAATCCCAACAACACATTCTTCTGGGTAGAACGTGCAATGATCAAATTGCCATTCGCTGGCATCAAGGGCGAAACAGACAGCAGATCAGTACAGGTACAGGTTCCATGTGTGGAAATGTACAACGATGGTACAGCATGTCCGATCCTATCAGAAGTGCGTGGTTGGTTCAAAGACAAGAGTCTTGAAGAAATGGGTCGTAAGTATTGGAAAAAGCGTTCATACATTTTCCAAGGCTTTGTTGTTGAAGATCCACTCAAGGAAGACAAACTTCCAGAAAATCCCATCCGTAGATTTATCATCGGACCTCAGATCTACGCTATCATCCGTTCAGCGTTGATGGATCCAGAATTGGATGAGTTGCCAACAGACTATCTGAAAGGTCTGGACTTCCGTATTGCCAAGACATCAAAAGGTGGCTTTGCTGACTACTCTACTTCAAAGTGGAGCCGACGTGAGCGTTCGCTGACAGATGTTGAATCATCAGCAGTAACAGCAAATGGTCTGTTTGATCTCAGCGGATTCTTGCCAAAGAAACCCACTGATGTAGAACTCAAGGTCATGAAAGAAATGTTTGAAGCTTCCGTAGATGGTGAAGCCTATGACATGGAACGTTGGGGTCAGTACTTCAAACCAGCTGGCATGAGTCAAGCCACTGGTGATCCTAACAAGCCAGCTGCTAGAACAGCCGCTGCTCCAGTTGATGATCACATTGATGATGCTCCAGCACCAGCAGTTAGCGCTGCTCCAGCTGCCGCAGCACCCGCAGGTGACAACAGTCGTGCGCAAGACATCCTTGCCATGATTCGCAATCGTCAGAAGCAGTAAGACTAAACATAGAGTGTGGGGCAACTCACACTCTATTCTCAACAGGGCAAAAAAATAATGGCAAAAGCATTTGATATTTCTAAATTTAGAAAGTCAATTACTAAATCTATCGACGGTTTAAGTATTGGCTTCAACGACCCAACTGATTGGGTTAGTACAAACAACTACGCATTAAACTATCTTATCAGCGGATATTTTGATCGCGGTATTCCGTTGGGCAAGGTTACTGTGTTTGCAGGTGAAAGTGGTGCAGGTAAATCATTTATCTGTTCAGGCAATCTAGTCAAGAACGCACAAGCACAAGGTATCTATCCTATCTTGATCGATACAGAAAATGCACTTGACGAAAAATGGTTACACGCTCTTGGTGTTGATACAAGTCCAGAAAAGTTGTTGAAACTTAACATGGCTATGATCGACGATGTGGCAAAGACCATCACAGAGTTCATTGCAGAATACAAAACCATGGATGAAGCAGATCGTCCTAAGATCTTGTTTATCATTGATTCGTTGGGCATGTTACTGACCCCCACTGATGTTAACCAGTTCCAAGCTGGGGATATGAAAGGTGACATGGGCCGTAAGCCTAAAGCATTAACAGCACTGGTTCGCAACTGTGTAAACATGTTTGGTGCCTACAACATCGGTATGGTATGTACCAATCACACCTACGCAAGTCAAGACATGTTTGATCCAGATGATAAAATTTCAGGCGGTCAAGGGTTTATCTATGCAAGTTCAATCGTTGTTGCTATGCGCAAGTTGAAGTTGAAACTTGATGCAGATGGCAATAAGACCACAACTGTGCAAGGCATCCGTGCTGCTTGTAAGATCATGAAAACTCGGTATGCAAAGCCGTTTGAAAGTGTACAGGTTGAGATTCCTTATGAAACAGGTATGAGTCCATATAGTGGATTAGTCGACTTGTTCGAAGCCAAAGGCATGCTCAAGAAAGAAGGTAACAGCCTTGTATACACTACCAAAGACGGTGAGATCATCAAGCAGTTCCGCAAGGCTTGGGAACGCAATGAGAAAGACGGTCTAGACATTGCCATGGCAGACATTTCTAAACACGGTGAAATTTCCACATCTGAGATAACTACTACAGTTGAACCAGACTTGGAGGAAGCTCAATGAAAGAGGATTTAATTGCTGACCTATGGCATGTGGTAATTGGACATATCCCTGAAAAACAAAGACCGGATGTGGCCACTGATTTCGTAAACACATTGTTAGATTATGGTATCAAAGAAAGTGTGTTGGACAGTCTGCAAGGAGTCGATCCTTTTCTTGACGAAGCTATCACATACGCCATCGACGGTGAAGAAATCGAAGAAGATGTAGACAGCTACGATGAAGAGGAATAAATGAATTGGTACGACAAGGTTAGTAAAGATATAAGCAACATTCCAGATGCTGCGGCTTATTATGAAGCTGAGTTAATCGAAGCAAAACAAGATGTCCGCATAGCGGGTAACATCGAGAAGGCAAGTTCGCAAATGCCCGGCATCGTGGAAGAACGCTTTAATCAACTTCAAGAAATTGAAGGTATCCTTGAGTACTTAAACATTGAACTTCGTAGACTTCGTAGTCAACATTTTCGCAAGTATTTAGAAAACTATCAACGAGCTTTATCTTCTAGGGACTGTGAAAAGTTCGTAGAAGGTGAAGCTGACGTTGTAGATTTTGAAAAGATCATCAACGACTTTGCCTTGCTGCGCAACAAGTGGTTGGGAATTATCAAAGCACTTGATCAGAAACAATGGCATCTCAGCAACATTGTTAAACTACGAGTATCCGGATTAGAAGACGCCAGTCTTTAAATACCGAATAATATACGCAGATAAATATCTGCATGAAAATCGTTTTAATCACTGGTGGATTTGATCCCCTACATTCCGGGCACATTGCCTACTTCAAAGCTGCAAAAACTCTAGGTGACTTGTTAATTGTTGGATTAAATTCTGACGATTGGCTTGTTCGTAAAAAAGGTGCTGCCTTTATGCCCTGGAACGAGCGACTTTGTATTATTAATAATTTATCAATGGTCAACGAAGTTTATACTTTCGATGACGATGACGGATCAGCAAAACATTTTATCCAACAGGCGCGAGCACATTACCCTGACGCTGAACTGATATTCGCCAACGGCGGTGACAGAACTAAAGATAACATTCCAGAAATGGATGTAGTAGATTCTAATCTATCATTTGTATTTGGAGTTGGCGGCGAAGATAAAAAGAATTCAAGTTCATGGATTCTTCAAGAATGGAAAGCTCCTAAAACTGAACGGCAGTGGGGCTACTATCGAGTACTACACGAAGTACCTGGTATGAAAGTCAAAGAATTAACTGTAAATCCCGGATGCAGTTTATCGATGCAGCGTCATAATCTACGTGCTGAATATTGGATTGTCAGTGAAGGGCAGGCTACTGTTAATCGAGCAACTCCGTTGAATTTTGAACTGGCTCCAGCAATGCTAGATAAACACGACCAGCTGCACGTTGCAGTACAAGAGTGGCATCAACTTACTAATCCCTACGAACATCCATTAAAAATTGTAGAAATACAATACGGTGAGCAATGCATTGAAGAGGACATCGAACGAAAATGATTCCAATTTTTATCGGGTACGACCCCCGAGAAGCCATAGCATACCATGTATGTACAAATAGTATTATTAGACATTCTAGTCATCCAGTAAGTATCAATCCACTGGCACTGAATATATTAAAAGACTACGAAGAGAAACATACCGACGGTAGCAATCATTTTATCTATAGTCGTTTCCTTGTCCCTCACTTGATGCAATACAAAGGTTGGGCAATATTCATGGACGGTGACATGTTGTTACGGGACGATATTGAAAAGCTATGGGCATTGCGAGACGAGTCAAAAGCAGTTATGGTTGTTAAACACGACTATAAAACTAAAATGACTGAAAAATATCTTGGTTCTAAAAACGAAGACTATCCTTGTAAAAATTGGTCAAGCGTAATTCTTTGGAACTGTGGCCATCCTGCCAATGCAGTGGTTACTCCGGAATTTATACAAAATGCCACAGGAGCACAGGTACATAGATTCACTTGGCTAACCGACGAGTTAGTCGGTGATTTACCAGCAGAATGGAATTGGTTGGACATTGAATACGAGTGGAATCCCACAGCGAAATTAGTTCACTATACTCTAGGCACGCCTTGCTTTCATGAATTTTCAGATCAAGGTAATTTTTCCAACGAATGGCATAGAGAAAAAATCTATGTAGAT